GGAATACTATCTGAATACAGCTGGGAATGTAAGAACCAAGAGAAATTAAACATTTGGAAAGCATTGCACCAAAGCGAAGGCGATGCAAGAGGCACGTTAAAAACGCCTGTAGTAGTTTTTACAAAGAATCACGAAAATGATTACTGTGCATTAAGGTATGAAGATTTTATTAATATATTATTAGAGCTTGATGAATTGCGTAATGAAAGCAAATGATGTTTTAAATATATTACACGATCACCAACAAACTTGGTTATTAATTGCTGACCGTTTACTGTATAGAGATGATGAACAAACAACACAGGACATAGTACAAGAAATGTATCTACAGATATATGATTTATTAGAAGATGATAAACTACAACCACAGCAGATAATAATAAACAACAAGCCACACTTTGGAATAGTGAAACGAATTATAGAACAATTAATACAACACCAAGCCAATAATGAAAACAGATTACCAAAGGATGATAACTGTGTATTAAACAACATAGTACAGGATGAGGTAGAAAACGTGGAGGAGCTAACTACATTGATTGAAGAAATACTACAAGAAATGCATTGGTTTGATAGAAAACTATTCAAGCTATATGTAAAGAAATTCAATAGCGTAAGATCATTAGCAAAAGAAACCAAGTTAGGACACGTTACAGTATATAATACAATAAACAAATGCAGAAACAATATAAAAAAAAAGTTAAATGAAAAGTAAAGGATTAGGCGATACCGTAGAAAAGGTAACAAAGGCAACAGGACTAAAGAAAGCAACAGATTTCATATTTAATAAATTAGGGGTTGATTGCGGATGTGATAAAAGAAAAGAAAAATTAAATAAGTTATTTCCATATAAGAAACCTGAATGTTTAACAGAAGAAGAATATATGGTACTGAAAGGATTCTTTAAAAGAGTTAAGAGCAATATATCAGCAAGCGAACAAACCGCATTGCTTGATATTTACAACAGAGTATTTAAACAGAATAGGCAACCATCAACCTGCGGAAGCTGTGTAAAGGAATTAGTAAATGACATGAAAACACTATTTAAAGAGTATGAACAAGAACAAGAAGCACAAACTGAAAAAGGAAGCTGAAGATAAATTAAGAGAGTATCTTAATGAATATGAACAAGATATAAACAACAATGAAAATACAATGAGAGATGAGCAATAATGAAAACTTAAAACATTTTGAAAAAGGACAAAGCGGAAATCCTAAAGGCAGACCAAAAGGCAGTAAGAACCGCAGCACAATAGTTAAGGAAATATTAAACTTAATGGTGCAAGTAAAAGATGATGAAGGTAATGATAAATGGCAAAGCAATGAGTATCTAATAGTACAGGCAATGGTAAACAAAGCAATTGAAAAAGGTGATGTTGCTGCGTTCAATGCGTTGTATGATAACCTATATGGCAAACTAAAGGATACTGTTGATATGAATACTACTGAAACAATAAACCACGATTTTAAAAAGCTAATTAGTGGAATTAAGTTTAAGCAGTAAATACAGAGTATTCCATACATCAGATGCACGTTACTTTATTGTAACAGGCGGCAGGGGTTCAGGTAAATCATTTGCAATAAACACCATACTGTTAATGCTTACCTATCAAGCAGGGCATACCATACTATTTACAAGATACACATTACGAGCAGCAGCCATTAGTATCATACCAGAATTTATTGAGAAGTTAGAATTGTTAAACGTTTCACAGGAGTTTAAAATAACACGTGATGAAATAATAAACAAAGGCAACGGAAGCAAAATAATATTTCGTGGGATTAAAACCTCATCAGGTGATCAAACAGCTAATCTAAAATCATTGCAGGGTATCACTACTTGGGTTATGGATGAGGCAGAAGAATTAAACGATGAGGATATCTTTGATAAGATTGATTTAAGTGTACGTAACAAAGCACAGGATAATAGAGTGATACTAATATTGAATCCAACTACAAAAGAACATTTCATATATCAACGTTGGTTTGAATCACGCGGCATTGAAGCAGGTGCAAACATAACTAAAGAAGATACATCATACATACACACTACCTACAAGGATAACATAGAGAATCTTTCACCAAGTTATATTAAGCAAATAGAAACAATGCAGAAGCGCAGACCAGAACGCTACAAGCACACAATACTTGGTAGTTGGTTAGATAAAGCAGAGGGTGTTATATTTGATAATTGGATAGTAGGAGAATTTAAGCAGGTTGGCAAAATAGTATTTGGGCAGGATTACGGTTTCAGTAATGATCCAAGTACATTAGTAAAAACAAGCATAGATAAATCAAACAAGGTTATATATGTGCAGCTATGTTTCTATCAACCTAAACTAACCACAAGTGAGATAGCAGTATTGAATAAAAAGTTTGCAGCTAATAACTTAATTGTTGGTGATAGTGCTGAACCACGTTTAATAACTGAACTGAGCGCACATTGTAATATAGTGCCTGCAATCAAAGGGCAAGGCAGCATTACATACGGTATTAGTTTACTACAGGATTATGATTTAGTAATAGATCCAGAAAGCACAGATATAATAAAGGAGCTTAACAACTATTGTTGGTTAGAAAAGAAAAGCCAAACACCAGTAGATAATTTTAATCACGCACTTGATGCATTACGTTATGCAGTTAGTTATCAATTGCAGAATCCACATTTAGGTGAGTATCATTTATATTAAAATAAAACAATTAATTAAGTATCTTAAGTTCATTGATAAAAAGAAAATGGAGTATATGATTAAAGCAGGCAGAGCAATGTTTTAATTGTAGCGTGGCTTAAGCCCTCCTTAAGCATTAAGATAAGAAAAGATAAAATAAGATATATATGCAAAAAAAGTTTAAAAAAGTTTTGTATTTAAATAATTATAATTATATTTGAAATATGAAAAGTAGTTATTTAGCTTAAAGACGTTTAAGTTATCCAATTATTAACAAGTGTATTTTAATACAAAAACGGAGAATAAATAACGAAATAAGAAACATAAAACAAGAGGCAGCCGCGTCTTAGACAGCGTAAGTCCTCATAACATTAAAGAGCTATTCACTATGAGTAGCTTTTTTTTTATATTTGTGCATAACACTAAGCACTTTTTTTTACATTATATATAACTATGAAAGCACAAATTAAAGTACCAGAATCACTTGAAGAAATTACACTTAAGCAATACCAGAAGTGGTTAAAGATTTCAGAAGGCAAAGAACTTGATTCATTTTTACAACAAAAGATGATAGAGATATTTTGCAATGTACCGCTTAAAGAGGTGTTAACTATTAAAGTAAATTACGTTAATCAAATATGTACAGCTATAGATGAATTGTTTAAAAAGCAACCTATGTTTATTAATAGGTTTAAATACAAAGGTGTACAATACGGCTTTATACCTAAACTGGATGATATTACATTTGGAGAATATGTTGATCTGGATACTTACCTTGCTGATTGGAGTTTAATGCATAAAGCAATGAGTGTATTATACAGGCGTATTAATTTTGAAAAGGATAAAGAATACATTATTGATCCTTATGAAAGTGCAGAAGCATACGATTTGCAAAGCATAACTTTAGATATTGTATTTGGTGCGCTTGTTTTTTTTTACAATTTAAGCAACGAGTTACAGAATCGTATCCTGAATTATTTAGCGACACAGGAGGAAGTGGAACTGCCTCAAGATTTGAGGGCTTCAGTACTAAATGGGGATGGTATCAATCCATCTATGGATTATGCAAAGGGGATATTATGAAAATTGATGAGGTAACAAATATTAAACTACACACTTGTCTGATGCACTTATCATTTGAAAAAGATAAAGCAGAACTTGAACAACATATAATAAAGAGCAATGCAAAGAGATGATATATTAAAAGAAATAATGGATCGCGAGATGTTTGGCAAGGATGAATATGTAATACTTGCTGATGGTTTTGAGGATGCGTTTTTAGGTGTTACAGCAGTTAAACCTGCTCGTGCAGTATATAGTTATTGGAAGTGTTTAGATATTATTATGAAACAAGATGATAGCGATTTTGATGAAGCACTTGATTGGTTAAATGAATTTATAGATGAAGAATTAGGAGAACACGCTCCATTATATATTAAATTATTATGAAAAGTTTTTACAACGTAATAGATAAAATTAAAACGGTAGTTACAACAGAACCGTTTAACAATGAAATAACATTTGGTGATATTGCTGATATTGATTTAAAGAAGCAGAGTTTGTTTCCATTGGCACACGTAATGATAAACAATGCCACAATAAACAACCAGTATGTAACAATGAACATTACAATATTCTTTATGGATTTAGTAGATATTAGTAATGAGCAAACAACAGATTTATACAGGGGCAACGATAACAGGCAAGATATACTAAACACACAACTGGCATTAGCCACAAGGGTAATAAGAGTATTGCAAAAAGCAGAGCCATACAGAGATGAGTTTGAATTGTTAACGGATGCAAGCTGTGAGCCATTTACAGAACGTTTTGATAATATGCTTGCAGGATGGGCAGTAACGTTTGATATAGGTGCAAAAGATGATATGACACATTGTTAATGAAAGAATTTGATAAGATATTAAAAAAGTATGCTGATTACGTAATACGTGAATCAAGGAATAATTTAGTTAGGGGTAAAAACAATGCTTCACAAAGGTTATCTGATTCATTGGGTTACACTATCAAAGATACAAGCGTTAAGTTTGAGGGCGAATATTATGGGCAGTTTGTAGATAAAGGTGTGCGAGGTGCTGAATCAACATATCCAGAAAGCGGAAGTTCTCCATTTAAATACACTAACAAAATGCCACCATCAAAAGCATTTGATAAGTGGACTGTTAGAAAAGGCATAGCACCAAGAGATAAGGAAGGCAAGTTTTTAAAAAGGCAATCATTAAATTTTTTAATAGCAAGAAGCATTTACAAAAAAGGAATTAGAGCAACATTGTTTTTTACAAAACCATTTGAAAAGGGGCAGGAGCTTTTTGGAGATGATTTTGCGGAAGCAGTAATAAAAGATAAATTAATATGAGTACAATAATAAGAACAAGATCACCATATTTTATAAGGACACCACAGGAAACGAATGTAAATTTAAATTACTTTCAAATAGTAATAACAGTTCACGGAGGGCTAACAGGTTCAGTTACAGTATGCGATGATTTGTATGCTACATATACATTACAGAAAAAACCATTACCAAACGAGGATTCAGTTTCTTTTGATATTAGTGAAATAGTTAACGATCATTTAATACAAACATTTAACGGCACATATTCTAATAGTGCATTAACACAAGCAATTTGGGTTGATGTATCAACAACGGCAAGAGAATCTGATGGCACTATTATAGGGAGTGCAACAAACACTACATATCTTGCAAAGGAGGGTTATAATAAATTTAAAGAGGGCGTTAATTATGTAACAGAACCTACAAGCATGATGAGCGCGGATTATTTAGAATACCATAAAGGAAGTTATATAACACTACCAATAAATGCAGAACGGGTTAATAGCTTAACATGGAAATTAAACAGTAGCACAATATCAACAGTTAGCTATACAGATAATGGTAATCAGAATCAAAAAATAAAATATGGAACAGTAAACACAGCAGCACAAAGCTATGATGAGGTTGTAGTTACTTATGATACATCATCAACAAAATCTATTACACTAAAAGAAATAAGCGAATGTAAATATCCAGTAAATAAAATTACCTTTTTAAATAGGTGGGGCGCATTACAAGACATATTCTTTTTTAAAAAATCAATTGATAGTTTAGATACAAGAGGCGAACAATTTAACAGGAGCATTTTTAAAGCAAGAAGCGTATCATTAGAGCCACCAGAAGAAGGGGAAGACTGTGAAGAAACAATTACATACAATTCATATAGCACAACAGCACACGCAAAAAAAACATTTAATGTAAATGGGGTTGAATCAGTTTCTTTAAATAGTGGCTTTGTTAGTGAAACAGCTAATGTATATTTTGAGGAATTAATGGTTAGTGAATATATTTGGCTAACAGATTCAGATGCAGTTGTTTATCCTGTAACATTAAAAGATAGTTCATTTACTTATAAAACAGGATTAAATGATAAGCTAATAAACTATACAATGAACTTTGAAAAAGCATTTGATTTAGCAAACAATATTAGATAATGCAAAAAGTAATATTATACATACAGCCACAATTAAGAACTACTACAACGGTACAGGATTATGTGCGTGTTGATTTAATGGATGCAGATCTTATTGAACTTACACAGGTAATACAAGATGTAAAAAGCATTGATAAAGTATTTACGGATTACAGTAAAACATTTAATTTGCCTACAAGCAAAACAAATAACAAGATATTCAAATGGTGGTACAATCCAGATGTTGAAGGTTTTGATAATCAGATAATGGCTAATGCAAGAATTGAGTTGAATCATTTTGCATTTAAGGAGGGCAAAGTAAAACTTGAAAGCGTTACTATGAAAAATGGCGAACCAAGTTTGTACAAGATAACCTTTTTTGGAAATACAATAAAATTAACTGATTTAATTGGAGAAGATAAACTTGAAAATTTAGTTTGGTTAAATAACTTTAATCATGAAAATAGTAATGCTAATGTTAAAAGCGGATTAGAGGCGGGGTTAGATTTTACAGTTGGAGGTAGAGCTTATGCTGATGCTATTGTCTATCCATTGATTGCACACAGCCAACAATACATATATGATGCAACGGGGAATGGAAGTTCTGGATTAAATATTGCAGCAGTAAGCACACACCATACCAAAAGAGGTGTTTTCCCTGAAGATTTAAAACCTGCTATACTTGTAAAAAATATTATTAAGGCAATTGAAGAACAATATAACATAACTTTTAAAACTGGTGAATTTTTTAACAGTAATCATGTTGCCAATATGTATATGTGGTTACATAGGGTAAAAGGAAATATTGTTGCAGATAAATATAAACTTATTGATGATCAAGCATTTACCTGCGCCTCATCAGGTTCTATATGTACACATTTTGCAAGTTCTGGAAATAATGTTTACTTTAATACATCAAAAGGTACATATACTTTTTATGATACTGAATCACAAGGGTTAGGTTTTCCAGAAAGTTTTGATTTTGGTGTTGAAATAGTTCCATCAACAGCAGATTTATATACTATTGAAGTTGTTGATATTTTAACAGATACTGTTTATGCAGTTAGAGAAAATTGTAGTGGAACACAAACTTTAAATAGTTCATTTGGTAATGATTTAGCAACAAGAATACCAATAACAATAAATCAAAATTTTGAACTTGCAGCAAGAGTAAAAACTCCGTCTGTTATGACATTTGCAGCAAATATTCAGATAGATCATAGGTATTATGATTATTCACTTGGCAGGCAAACAATATCAGGAACATATAATTCTAATTCTCTTGTTATTGCACTAATATCAGATATGGTGATTACTGAACAAATACCAGATATAAAGGTTCTTGACTTTCTTAATGGTATGTTTAAGATGTTTAATTTAACGGCATATTTAAATTTTACTGATGAAATAGTTGTTAAAAGGTTAGATGATTATTTTAGTAGTGGTCAAACACATGATATAACTGAATATATAAAAATTGGTACACATACAGTAGGAACTACAATACCATATAGCGAAATAGATTTAGAATATGCAGAACCAAAAAGCATATTAGCACAAAGGTTTTTAAATACTAATAACAGAAAGTATGGTGAAGTGGAATATAAAACTGATATTACTGATAATAAAACATATAAAGTTACTGCACCATTTGAACACATGCTTTATAGTAGATTAAATGATTTAACGGCAGGAACATTTACTGATGTGCAAACAGGTTGTTTTTTAGATGAAGAATTAAAATCAAGTATTGGTCAACCATTATTATTTTATGGCATACAAAGAACGGGAATAACCACAGAAATAAATTTTGTATACACTACAAGACCAGAAACTTATGGAGCTTTAGCAGGCACACCTGGCACTAATTATTATTTGGATGCATATTGGATGCCACACCATGCTAATGAATTAGGCAGCGTAGGTACAGCGCCCACATATAATCTCAACTTTGGTAGTGAAATAGATACTTATAACTTAACAGATTATTCAGGACAAAACAATTCATTATTCTTAAAAAACTATCAAGAATACATAACAAGAATATATAATAAAAAAACAAGATTATATAAATACAGCGCAATACTACCATTAAAAATATTATTACAACTAACATTAGATGATAAGGTAATAGTAGGAACAAGAATATTTACAATAAATAAAATGAGCAGCAAACTACAAAGTGGAGAAACAGAATTTGAACTATTAAACGAAGCACCATAATGAAAACAATTTTAGAAGCATTAGAGTTTTGTAAAGAAAATAAATTATATGGAAAACATATAAATATAGCATTAGGCAAAAATAAATTTGTACAAACTTGGGAAGAAGGAGAAACACAAAATAAGATAAAAGAATATGAAAACATTTACAGTTGAGCTTGAGGTAGGTACTAAAAAGGCAATAAAAAACATTGGCGATCTTGAAGATGAAATTGAAAGATTATCAAACGAGCTAAAAGGCGCAGATTTTGGTAGTGATGAATTTAAAAAATTATCAACTGAATTAATAAAGGCGCAAAAACAAATTAAAAACACAGAGCTATCACTTGAATCATTAGATTCTGAACAGGTTGCAAGTGAGTTTGGAAGTGTTGTTGGTGCTGTTGGTGATATGACTGGCGCAATGGTGTTGCTTGGGGGTACTGGTGGAGCTGTTGAGCAAACTGCTGAAAACATAGAAAAAGCAATTGGTATTTCAATGGCGTTTAAAGGAGCTATTGAAGGGGTTTCATCTGGTATGAAATTATTTAACAACATTGTTAAAACAAACACGTTATTACAAAAAGCTAATAATACTATTAATGTACTTGCCGCAGGAACATTTAAAGTATTAGGATTTTCTGTTGATACAACATCTGTTGCATTTAAAGGGTTAAGAGCCGCAATGATTGCTACAGGGATTGGTGCTTTAATAGTTGGTGTTGGTTTATTAATTGCAAACTTTGATAAATTAAAAGCTGCAATGACAGGAATAAGCGAGGCACAACGCGAAAGAACTGATTCAGCACAGAAAGCAGTAGAAGCAGCAGATAAGGAATATGAACTTTCTAAATTACAAATAAACAATTTAAAATTACAGGGTAAAACAGAGGAACAGATTGTTAAGTTTCAGATGAAAGCTCTACAAACAAGATTAAATGCACAGGTAGCATTAATTAAGGAACAGAAAAAATTAAATGCTGAACAATTAGAGGGAACAACAAGTTGGAATGAATCTTTAGCCACTACAATAGAATGGTACGGAAAAATAATTGGCTTTATTCCAAGAGGAATAGCATTTGCAATTGAATTTTTAACAGGACAGATAAATGATGTGTTTGCACAAATACAAGATACTACTGTTGGAAAATATTTATTTGGCGATGAGAAAATAAACATACAACTTGAAACTGGTACTGCTTTAGATAAAGGTATTGAAGATCTTTCAGGTTGGATAGCTGAATTAGTTTTTGATCCTGAAGCTGTTAAGGAAGAAGGAGATAAAGAACTTGAAGCATTAGAATTAGCAAATCAACAAATGTTAAGTGAGATGGCAGGGCTTCAATTAAATTTAGAGGGCATTCAAAAAGAAAATTCAAAAGTAGCAAAATCAATAACTGCTGGAAATATTGATTCAAATAATAAATTAGTTGAAAACACTAAAAGCACTTTAAGCGTATTGCAAGATACTTGGGCAGAATACTATAAAAAACAAAGAGAGCAGCGGGAAAAAGATTTAGCAAATGAAATAGCTATAATGAATGCAAGACACCAATTACAGGATGCATACGTTTCCGCAACCTCATCAGCTTTGCAAAGTATTGCAGAACTTGCAGGGGAAGGAACAAAAATAGCCAAAGCAGCAGCGTTATCAGATATTATTATTACAACTGGAGTTGGTTTTGCACAAGGTTTGGATATTGCACAAAAATCAGCAAAAGGAACTGGTGTAGCAGCAGCAGCAGCATTCCCCCTATTTTACGCAACACAAATAGCAGCCGTTTTAGCTATGGTTGTAAAGGCAAAAAATATTTTATCAAAGGTAAAAGCAGGCCCATCTCCATCATTATCAACACCTGCGCCAGGCGTTGGCGGTGCAGGTTCACAAGCACCACAATTTAATATAGTGGGGCAAAGCGGATTTAATCAAATAGCATCAGCATTAGGGCAACAGCCACCAGTACAGGCGTATGTAGTAGCGCAAGATGTTACAACAGCACAACAATTACAAAACAATACAATACAAACAGCAACTTTTTAAAATAAAACAAAATGGAAATAGTAGAATTATTATTGGATGAAGAAAACGAGGTTACTGGCATAGATGCCGTATCTATCGTAGAATCACCTGCAATTGAAAGCGATTTCATTGCATTAGCAGAGCAAGAAGTGAAACTTGCAAAAGTAGATGAAGATAAAAGGATCTTAATGGGCGCTGCCTTGATACCTAACAAACCAATCTTCCGTAAAAATGGCGAAGAAATGTTTTACGTGTACTTTTCAAAAGATACAGTACGCAGAGCAAGCGAGTTATTTTTTATGAATGGTAATCAAAACAATGCAACACTTGAACACAGTATGAATATTAACGATCTAACGGTTGTTGAATCTTGGATTGTTGAAGATACTAAAATGGATAAAACTGCTAAATACGGGTTAGATGTTCCAGATGGCACTTGGATGATCAGTATGAAAGTAGAAAACGATGAGGTTTGGAACGATTACGTAAAAAGCGGAAAAGTAAAAGGATTCAGTATTGAAGGATATTTCGCGGATAAAGCAAAGATTAAGAAATCTGAAGAAATGAGTGAAGAAGCAGCACAAAAGAAAATTGAAGAAATTGTAAACTTATTAAAATGAAAAAGAAATATAAAACTCCAAGCAACTCATCGCCTAAAAACAGTAATAGAGGATGTTTATGTGCAGATGGCAAAAGATACAGTACTAAATGCTGCGATGGCAGCTTACAAGCACAAGGAATAGGTAAAGTGTAAAATTTTTTTGCAAAAACGCATAACACTTAACGTTTTTTTTTACATTAAGTATATATAATAATAACATTATGAAAGCAAACGAAATACTAAACAAAATCAAAAATATTGTTGGTGTTGAACTTTCTGAAACCAAAACAGAATTAGCTGAAATCGTACTTGAGAATGGTACTGTACTTGTTGCAGAATCATTTGAAGCAGGAAAAGCAATCTTCATTAAAACAGAAGAAGAAGAAATTGCATTGCCTGTTGGTGAGTATGAATACGAAGGTAAAGTTCTTGTGGTTAAAGAAGAAGGTTTAATTGACAGTATCAAAGAGGCGGAAGCAGAGGCTGAAGCTGAAGAAGAAGCGGAAACTGAAGAAGTAGAAGCTAAAGAAGAAGTTCAATTTGTAAGCGTAGAACAATTTAATTCTACCATTGAAGAACTTAAAGCATTAATTACAGAGTTAAAAAGTGAAACTGAACTATCTGAAGAAACTAAAGAAGAAACAGAAGAAGAAGAAGTTGTTACTGAATTAGCTGCTGTAAAAGAAGAATTGGTTGCTCCAATTAAACACAATCCAGAAGAAATGCAAAACTCAAACACAGGTAGAAAAATAGCACCTAAAAGAGAACGCACAATAATGGATAGTGTATTTTCAAAAATTTCAAATAAATAATATTAATAATAAAAAACAAAAAAAATGGCAAATACTGTAACGGGTAGTACTTATGCTGGTGAGTTCGCTGGAGATTATGTAGCAGCAGCTTTATTGAGTGCGCCTACTTTAGAAAAAGGGTTAATTACTATTTTACCTAACATTCACTATAAAAGAGTGATGAAAAAAATTAGTACAACTGGAAGTGCATTGGTTGATGCAACTTGTGATTTTGATCACAATATGGATGTTGATGTTGCTGAAAGAGTTTTAACTCTTGAAGAATTTCAATCTAACGTTCAATTATGTAAGAAAGATTATCACCAAGATTGGATTGGTGCGCAAGCAGGTTATTCAGCTTACGAAGATCTTCCAAGTAACTTTAAAGATTTTATGATTGGTCACGTTGCTGGAATGGTAGCAGCCAAAATGGAAACTAACATTTGGGAAGGCGCTAACGCATCTTCAGGACAGTTTGATGGTTTAGTAACTTTAGCTTTAGCTGATGCATCTGTAAACGATGTAGGATCTCACGCTGCTGTAACAGCTACTAACGTAATTGATAAACTTGGTTCTATAGTTGACCTAATCCCGTCAACTCTTTACGGATCTGAATCATTAAAAATATTTGTTTCTCAAAATATTGCAAAAGCATACGTGAGAGCATTAGGTGGTTTTGTTGCTACAATAGGTGGTGCAGGTACAGAAAACAAAGGAACGCAATGGTATGCTAACGGATCACTATCTTTTGATGGTATTCCAGTTGTTGTTGCTAACGGTATGGCAGATGATACTGCGATAGCTGCTGAAAGTTCAAATTTATTCTTTGGATGTGGTTTACTTTCTGATATTAATCAAGAAGTTAAGTACATTGATATGAGCGAAGTTGATGGTTCTCAAAATTGCAGAATCATAATGAGAATGAGCGCAGGTGTACAATATGCAATTGGTTCAGACATCGTTCTTTACCACGCGTAAGAAATTAATTAATAATGGAGGGTTGTAATTACCCTCCTTTTTAAAACTTTAACAATGGCTTGTGATTTAACAATTGGGCGTAAGGTACCTTGTAAAGATGTGGTTGGTGGTTTAGTTAGATGTTGGTTTGTAAACTATGGTGGTTTAGGAAACAATGCAAAAACAAACGATGAAATCACTGATCTTTCAGGAACATTTACTGCCTTTCAATACGAACTAAAGGGTACGAACTCTTTAGATCAAACCATTACCTCATCAAGAGAGAATGGAACTACATTTGCAGAGCAAACGTTAACTTTAACTTTTCCTAAAATGGAAAAAGAATTTCATAAGGAATTGAAGTTAATGGCTTACGGTAGACCTCACGTAGCAGTAGAGGACAGAAACGGTAATTTCTTCCAGTGCGGTTTAGAACACGGAATGGAGATTACTACTATTGCTGTTGCAAATGGTACTGCAATGGGTGATTTAAGTGGATACACATTAACATTAAGTGGCATGGAAACTGATCCTGCTAACTTTATTGCTGGTGGTACATCTGCTGATCCTTATGCAGCAATGAGTTCAGCAACAGTTACTGTAACTGTAGGAACTAATAGCTAACATAATTCATAATTGTGTGATTCATAATATATAGTTTGATTGGTGGGGAGGAAGTAGTTATCCTCCCCTTTTTTTTTAAATTATTTTGATACGATATGCAAATACTTACAACGACAGGAACAAGAGTAATAAATTTTATACCACGCGAAATAATAAGCGGTGCAAAAACATATCAACTAATTATCAAATCTGAAGCACAGAATAAAATTATTTTAACAGATAGTACAGCTACATTTGTAGAATTAGATTATTTTTACACTTATACAACAACACAGGCATTGGTAGAAAACAATTTTTATACTATTACAATAACCAACACAACGGATAACACAATTATTTTTAAAGATAAAATGTATTGCAGCGATCAAACGTTATCAGATTATGAAATTAGTAATGGTGTATATATAGAACAAAGCACAGGAGATAATCAATTTATATATTACAATGGATAATTTACACTTAATACAATTAGGACAATACGAACGACCAACGGTAGTTGAAGAAAGAAACAAGGATTGGGTTGGTATTGGCGATAACAATGATTATTATCAATGCTTAATTGATGCTTATATGGATAGTACAACAAACAATGCTGTTATTAATGGTGTTGTTAATTGTATTTATGGGAAAGGTATTGATGCAACGGATTCAAGCAGAAAGCCAGAGCAATATGCACAAATGCGATCTTTATTAAAACCTAAAGATTTACGCAGAGTTTGTCAAGATTTAAAACTATTAGGCGAAGCATCTTTTCAAATTACTTACAATAAGGATAAGATAGCAAGCATAACACATTTTCCACGTGAAACATTACGAGCTGAAAAAATGGATGATGAAGGTAACGTTAAGCATTATTTCTATGCGCCTGATTGGAGTAAAGTTACCAAAAGCACAAAATTAAAAAAGTTTCCTGTATTTGGAAGCGGTGCTAAAAACGAAATTTATATAATTAAAAGATACGTAACAGGTTTCTACTATTATTCTCCTGCGGATTGGGGTACAAGTTATCCTACTTTAGAAAAGGAGATTGCAGATTATTTAATAAATGATGCACAATCATCTTTTAGTGGTACGAAGGTTATCAATTTTAACAATGGCGTGCCAGATCGTGAGAAGCAATTATCAATTAAAAATGATGTTTTAGGCAAGTTAACGGGTAGCTACGGAGAAAAAGTGATTGTTGCATTCAACAACAATGCAGAAAGCAAAACAACAGTTGAGGATGTACCCTTAAATGATGCACCTGCACACTATGAATATTTATCTACAGAATGCCAACGTAAGATACAGGTAATGCACCGCGTGACATCGCCATTATTAATTGGCTTACGTGATGGTAATAGTTCACTTGGCAGCAATGCAGATGAGATTAAAAATGCAAATTTATTATTTAATAACGTTGTTATTCAACCGTATCAAGATTTAATAATTGATTCGTTAGATGAAATATTTGCTTACAATGATATTAGTTTAAATCTATATTTTAAAACACTTGAGCCGCTTGAGTTTATGGATTTAGATAGTTTTGATAACGAAGAACAAAAAGAAGAAGAAACAGGGATTAAAAACGAAGATACAGAGCTTGAAATAATGGCTTCTAAAACAAAAAACAATGATATACCTGAAGAAGTATATAATGCAGTATTAGAAGGGCTTAAAGGCGAAGCAATGGGATCTGAATGGGAGATTGCTGATATAAGAGATTACAATGAAGAAAACACAAGCGCAGAAGAATGGGCTAACGATGTTATTCATTTAGCAAAAGAACCAAAAGCAGATACACCTATAAAAAATATACCAGAAAAAGGATCAACACTTGATAAATCTTATTATGCTGTAAGATACAAGTATGATGTAGGTACAGCAAGAGGAAGTGGAGGAAGTTCAAGACCATTCTGCCAATCTTTAATGAGCAGAACAAGACAAGGAGTTGTTTATAGGATAGAAGATATTAATAAAGCAATGATTGATAAATCTTTGTTCATAAAATACGATTTACCTATGCACAAAAATCAAACCTTTGATTTGTTTAAATTTAAGGGCGGAATTAACTGTAGGCATATTTGGAAGGAAGTATTATATAAAATGAAAATACAACCTGCTTTAGAAGGCAAAAAAGGCAGTAGTGATTTAGGAGATTATAAGAATGTAGATAAAATACCTAAAAGTTATAAACCAACGCCAAGAGGGCATAAAAGAGCTGCGAAAGCAGAACGAACAAGAAGTGATAGAGGAGCATATCCAACAAGTAAATAAATTTAAAGAAATGGAAACAATAAAAACAGTTTTTGAAAAGATAGCATTAAATTCTAATAAATATGAATTTGCATTATTAGATGATATAAAAAGTACAAGTGAGAAATTAAAAAAAATGTGGGAAAGCTCTTTAGAAATAGCTGTTGATGGCGCATCTAAATTAGCTACTAAAACTTCAAAAAGTTCTAAAGCATTAAATGATCAAATATTTGAATTAAAAAAAGAAATACAAGAGTTTGACAAGAAAGTTAAAGATTTAGGTATTAATATAAATGATGTACCAAATTTTAAAAAGTTTGAAAAAGAATTACAAATTGCAGAAGCAAGAAGTAAAAGAATTGATAAAATAGTACAAGATTTAAAAAATATATATTAATATAAAATAAAATGAAAACAATAAAAACAGTTTTTAAAAAGGTTGCTGAAGATAAAGTTGAGTTAGCAAGTGAAAGGATTGAGTTATCATTGGCTGCTGATATTCAGAAAATTCTAAAAAACATTAATTCTAAAATAAAAGATATAAATAATGTAAAAAAAACACTTGAAAAAGTAAAAGATAATGCATTAGATATTAGAGAAGAAGGCAAAAATATTTTTGATCGTGGAATGGCTGTAAGAGAAGATATAATTGAAATGGCTAAAGAATTAGGCGTTAACAGTAATGACGTAAAGGGCTTTAAGGAATTAGATGATAATCTTGATTTAATAGAAAAAGAATTTCAAGAATTACTAAAAATGATTTAAAAATGGCAAAAGCACTATTTGTAACAAGACAAGATATATCAGTTTTCACGGCTGCTAATGGCAACATTGATAATGATAAGCTATTACCATTTATTAACCAAGCGCAAGATATTCATATACAGAACTATTTAGGCACAGATCTATACGATAAGATACAAGCGGATATTGTTGCAGGTACTTTAGCAGGTGTTTATTTAACATTAGTTACTGATTATGTAAAAAGTATGTTATTGCATTGGAGTATGGTTGAATACTTACCGTATGCAGGCGTTAACATTGCAAATGGTGGTATATATACAAAGAATCCTGAAAACAGCACAGCATTGAGTAAAGATCACGTTGATGCATTGATAGAAAAATCACGAGATACAGCACAGTTTTACACGCGCAGGTTTATTGATTATATGACGTACAATTTATCTTCATATCCTGAATATCAAAGCAATTCAAACGATGATATGTATCCAGATGATATTGCAGAAAACAGGGGTTGGGTATTATAAAATAAAATATTATGGCAAACACGATAGATTGGGGAAAAGCAACACAGAATAACACTAATGGTTATGGTAAATACCAGAATACTATTGGTGCTGCATCTGTATATGAAGATTCTTGGGCAGGTGAAACTGCGGTAGTTGGTACAAGCGCAGCATTTACTTATGCGAAAAGTTCATATCATCAAGATGAAAGCGATCCAACGCCAACTATTACAGGAACATCAGGCGGTACATTTAGTGGTACAAGCGGCATTGTGTTTGTGGATAGTGGTACAAATTCAGACAGTTCTACAGGTCAGATTGATTTAAGTGCTTCAACAATACAGGCGAACACAATTACTTATACTGTTAGTGGAGTTAGTGCTAATTTCAGTTTAAGCGTTACAGCTTCGCCATTCTTGGCTAATACCTATTCAATGGAATTTGATGGGGTTGATGAGTATATAGATACAAGCGTTTCATCTGTAGGTTTAGATTTTTCGTTTTCGTGTTGGTTAAAACATAGCGGCACTTTTAGCGCAAATTATAAGGATATAGCTTTTCACAGTTTAGAAACAACAAATATTTCAAAAGGCGGGTTTTATCTTTATCACAGTAGTGGCTCAAGCCTTGTTTTACGATGTGATTTAGATGCAACAAGAGGAACAACTCAACTTGGAACTGGATGGAATCACGTTGCAGGAGTTTGGAATAATACAACTAAATCATTAGTATATTATTTAAATGGTCAACCAGAGATAAGTATGACGCTTCCAGCGTATGCGTTAATATCAAGAGATTTATATTTAGGCGGTGTTATAAGCGGTTACAATAGTGCAGGTTATAATCTTTTTAACGGTTTGATTGATGAATATGCATTTTGGAATACAGAACTTTCAGCTGATGCAGTTACAGAGATTTACAACGCTACAAACAACAATAGCGGAAAAGCATTAGATCTATTAACAGATTCAGGAAATTATAGTTCAAGTTCTAACCTACAGTATTGGAATAGGTTAGGTGACTAATATTAAAAAAAATTATGAGTACAAAATACATAGCAAGCAACTGGAGATTACCTAATCAAGAAAATAGTAGTAAAAACGATAACTATGGGCTAACCTTTGATGGGGATGAGTCCATAAACTGTGGTACAGCTATTGCGTATGATGAATTTACTTTATCTGCTTGGGTTAAAAAAGATTCTTCAGCAGAAAACTGGGTGGGTATTTTTGGAAGTAGAAATGGCTCAAGTGCTACTTTTATATATTTACTTGGATTAGATAATACAGGAAAATTTAGATTTATAGCTGATGGAAGTACAAGCATACTAAGTGATAGTGTAGTTTCAGATGATGTTTGGTATCACATAGTTGGAACAGCTGATGGAACTACTATGAAAATGTATGTTAATGGACAATTACAAAGTTCTACAGCTTCCTATACAACTCCTCTTCCTACTCCAACTAATGATTTAATGATTGGTAAACAATGGGATACTGCTACACAATATGAATGGATAGGAGAAATATCTGAATGTTGTTTATTTGATTATGCACTTTCAGAATCACAAATAAGCACTTTATACGGAAGCAGTTCTTTAGGTTCAGGTAATCCAATGGCTTTAAAACCTCAACCTGTAGCATTTTATCCTTTAGGCGATAATAGTTCTTCTAATCCACTAACACAACCAAACGTGGCTGTAGAAGATGCAACTGCTTTTGATAGCAGTGGTGGTTCATATATAACTACCAAAACATTAAGCGAATTTTCTGTATCAACATCGTTTTCTTTTTCATTTTGGGCTAATATTCAAGCATTTGTAAATTATGAACATTTAATAGGGGCAAGTAATGCTGCTTGGAATCAAGGTTTTGGACTATATATAACAAGCGGCGCTGGTAAAATACAATTTTGGGTTGATACATATAATGGCTCTGGAAAGTTTGTTCAGTCAGATAACAATTTATCTACTAACAAATGGTATCATATAGCTTGCACTTATGATGATACAAATGGAGGATTAATGTATATAGATGGAGTTGCTCAAAGTTCTGGGAGTGCTTTCACAAGTGCAACTTTAGATGCTAATGACCTTGATAAAATTATAAGAATATTTGGGACTACAAGCGGCTATACTTCAGACGCCTTTATGTCCAATGCACAATTATGGAACACAGAGCTTTCAGCTTCAGAAGTTACTACACTTTACAATTCAGGAGTACCATTATACACAGGCACACAACCACAAGCAGCTAACTTAAAATCTTGGTATAAACTAAACAACACAGCAAACTGGGAAGCAGATAGTTCAGGAAATTGGCAAATACCAGAAGCTACTTCAGCATATCCACAGAGTTTTAATTTTGATGGGAGTGACTATGTAAATGGTGGTAATTCTACAGAATTACAAATTGCAGATAATTTAACTATTTCAGTTTGGTTTAAAATATTAAACAATTCTGGAAATAGAGCTTTAGTCGCAAGAGATACTGGTAGTACACAAAGAAACTGGTCTTTATATATTGGCACAACAGGAACTTTAAAATTGTTGATAAGAAATAATACTGACACAGCTTATAATACTGTTGAATCGCCATCTGCTTATGATGATGGTAAATGGCATCACGCGGCTTTTGTTTATACACCGTCTACATCATTAATATTATATGTTAATGGGGTTGCTGTAGACACAAATACAACAAGTATAACTCCTTTAATAAATAATGAAACAGCAGATTTTACCATTGGTGCATATAGTCCTAATCAAGGTTATACAGGAGATAGATGGACAGGTGAAATTTCTAATGTTCAATGTTGGAATAGTTCACTACCAGCAACAGGAACAGATTCAGTTGAAACACTATACAACAACGGAAGCCCACTAACAACAGCAATAGCAAGTTCTAATTTAAAATTATGGGCAAAACTTGATAACAATGAAAAGTTTGATGGTACTAATTGGAGTGTAGAGAATCAGAAATATCCTGCGGGGTTTGATAGTGCTTTAAGTTTTGATGGAATTAATGATGATATCAGTATAACTCAAAGTAATTTAGGAACGAGCAATACTATTTCGTTATGGTATAAAAGTAATGGTAAAATTCCAAATTATTTTACTTTATTAGGTGATAGTACAGCTCCAAATAAATATGCTATCTTGGTATATTATAGCACAGCTATTTATTATAAAGTACAAGATGCATCAAATGGAAGTATAAATTGGAGTGTTTCAAATGTTGACGATGGTAAATGGCATAATTTTGTTTTTGCAAGAACAAACACCACAGTAAATTTTTATATAGATGGAAATTTGCAAACAGTAAATAGTAATACTTTAGCAAATAATGATACTAAAATAGATAGAATAGGGTCTAAACCAACTTTAGGAGATTTTTTTAAAGGAGAACTTTCTAATTTAGTTATTTGGAACTCTGACCAAAGCTCTGAAAAAGATAATATTTACAATAATGGAACTCCCTCTAATTCTTATACTAATACTCCCGTATCTTGGTGGAAGTTAAACAACTTAACTACAGGAATACAAGATAGCACAGGAAGCAATGACGGAACTAATAACGGAGCTACTAAAGTAAACACCTTTGTAAGTACAGAAGCAGCTACAAGTTCAGGAATGACAGAACAAAGTTTAGTAAACAACAATGTATCTACGTTAAATGGTGAAAGTAGTGGAATGACTTCAGCGAATTTAGTAACATCTGATTTAACGAGGGCTATTCCTTATGATAATTATAGTATGGAATTTGATGGGACAGACCAATATATTGATATTACTAATACTGATTTAGGTCTTAATAACACTACATCTATTTGGTTTAAGAGATCTGCAACAGGTACACATACATTATTAGGTTCAGGAAGTGGTGGTAGTTGGAATAATTATACAATTCAAATACAATCAACTGGAAAAATTAGATATGCTAATGAAGATATAAATTATGTTGAGTTTGATAATGCTACCACTCAATCAATAATTAATACTACAGATACGTGGATAAATATTATAATAATTAGAAATGGGGCAGATGCTAATTTATACGTAAATAGCGTAGATTATGATGGTACTAAAACATTTTCTTCAGGCACAACAGTAGCAACAGTTGTTAACACAATCGCGGCTTCAGGTGGTGCTTCAGGAGGTGAGAAAATATTTGAATTTGCTGGTAAAGCAAGTAATATTTCACTATTTAACGAAGCTCTCACATCAACAGAAGTACAAAAATTATATGCTAACGGTGTACCGCAAGATTTAAGCAGCTTCACTCCGCAGCCACAGGCTTGGTATCCATTAGGAAGCAATAGTTTCTGGAATGGTTCAGCTTGGACTTGTAGAGATATGATTGGTTCAAACGATGGCACAAGCGCAAACATAGGCGCAGATGGGTTAGTAGGCGATGTACCACGTTCAGAAGCAAATGGAACAGGTACTAATATGGATGTGCCAAGTAACTTGGAAGGAAACACAAAATGGAGCAGTAACAATAGTTATAGTGTTAATATGAGCAGTTTAGCTCGTGTTGAGGATGTAGCTTAAAGAAAAAATATTAAATTAGTAAACAAATAAAAAAAATGGCAACTTATATAGTAATAGATTTAGATGATACAGCAAAAGTAGATTACTCACAAGTAAACACTACTTCAGCTCAAACAATGCGTAGAAACGTAGCAAATTCACAGGGAATGATTTCATACGATGTTGAGCCAAGTTATATCTCAAACGGTAGATTAGTACCAGTTTCAACACTTAATCACGCAGAGGCATTGGCTTTATTGGCTACGCCTGAATGGACACCAGAAGAACCATCAGAATGAGAGGGTTAAGTGCGAAAATAGAGAAAACGAAAAAAAAGCGTAAAGGCATACACGCTAAAAGTAAGATGTCTAAAAATGTAAATAGTAAAAATTATGTAAAACCTTATGCACGGCAGGGTAAATAATATAAAAATGGAAGATCACTCACTTATAATGATCGTATCAGCGTTAGTAACTGCGCTTGGTGTGAAAGAAATTTGGCAAATCGTAAAACAGAAAATTGATATTAATGCCAAGAAGAATGAAAAGTTAGAAGAACGAGCAGATACTATTTACACAGATCAGATTGAACAACTTACCAACAAGATTTCACAATTAGAGGTAAAGATTGATGAACTTATTAAAGAAAATTTACACTTAAAAGTTAAGATTGTAAAAATGGAAGCACGCCTTGTAAAAAATGCATCTTCCAAAGTATCAACCAAACGTCATAGAGATGAGAAAAGTTAATAAAATTATTATTCATTGTACTGCTACCGTTGAAGGAAATAACGTTAGTGCTGGAACTATACGCCAATGGCATTTACGTAGAGGATGGAGCGACATAGGATACCATTATATCATTGGTACAGATGGGGCAATACAACCTGGAAGAAGCGTACAAATACAAGGAGCGCATACACGCGGACATAACGAAGATAGCATTGGCATATCATACGTGGGAGGATTAGATGCAAACAGAAAGCCAAAAGATACACGTACAGAACAACAAAAAGAATCATTAGTTGATATTATTAAAATCTTAAAAAACATTTATCCAAAGGCAAGTATTCACGGGCATAGAGATATGAGTAAAGACAATGATGGCGATGGTGTTGAGCGACACGAATGGATGAAAGCCTGTCCTTGTTTTGATGCGGAGAATGAATATTTAGATCTACAACCAAAAACATTTAAAGCACGTAGTAAAAAAGTTAAGGATAAATTAAAAGATAAAAAATGAGTAATAAAACAAAGAACATAATCACAAATATATTAGGTTTAGTATTATTTGCATTTAATACGTTTGAATTCTATTTTGATGAATTTTCATTATTACAGTATTTTGGCGGTTTAGTAGTAGCATTAGCATTATTTTTATTCAAAGCAACAGAGACAAAAGAATGGTTAAGAAAGGCATTATCCAAATTTTCTTCTTAATTCTTGTCGCTTGTTCACCTCAAAAGCAATTAAACAGAATAATTGAAAACAATCCGCATTTAACGGAAACAGATACAGTACATATTATTGATACTGTTGTTATTAATAATTATTCATTTGATACTATAAACAGAGTTGAATCACACGACACAGTAATTATACAAAACAATGAAAGAGTTGAAGCACGATACTTTTACGATACTGTCAGGCAAGAGATCTGGCACGAAATCCAATGTAAAAATGACACGATTACTGTTGATAGATTTATACCTATTGAAACGGTCGTTTACAAGGAACTCACAGTTTACGAGAAATACAAGGATGTGGCTATAATTGCAATATGTGCAATTGTATTGTTATTTATAGTTTTAGTTGTTTTAAAAGCGGTTAACAAAATCATATAAGTGAGTAATAAAAAAAGAAACTTAAAGGCGCACCACAACCGCAGGGCAGAAGAAGGTAATCCAAAATACAGGTTAAATGAACAAGAAGCGAATTTAATTCGTGAGTATAGGAGAATCCAGCAGGAGGCAGAAAGCGCAGGATTAAATCCTAAAGATGTGCATAGTGGTTGGATAAAATCAAAGGAAGCAAGTATATACTTTAAGAATCCACATCATAAAAAAGAAGATGTAAAAAAGCTGTATAAAGATTTAGTTAATGATTTAAAGGAATATTCACCAGAATATCCAACTATTAAAAGACCTAAACAAATTGATGGGCATTTATTTTTTTGTTGCCCAAGTGATTTACACATTGGTAAATTATGCAAATCTTTTGTAAGCGGCGAGGAATACAACAGCCAGATAGCTGTATTACGTGCTTTAGAAGGCGTTAGAGGCTGTATTGAGAAAGCTAAAGGGTTTCATATAGATAAGGTAGTTTTCTTGCTGTCAGGAGATCTTTTACACGTTGATAATTTAAGGAACACTACCACAGCAGGAACGCCACAGGATGTGGATGGTTTATTTAGCGATAATTTTTTACTTGCAAAAAGGTTAATGGTTGAGATTATTGAACTATTAATGCAGTTAGCAGATGTTCACGTAATGTACACAAGTGGCAACCACGATCATATATCTGGTTTTTTAATGGCACAAATTTTACAAGCGCATTTTAGAAAAAGCAAAAACATTACTTGGGATATTAGTTTACAGATGCGTAAATACTATAGGTATAATGAAACATTAATTGGTAGTTGTCACGGTGATAAAGTTAAATGGGGGTTATTACCTATGTTAATGGCAGATGAATCAAGGGATTGGAGCGATACTAAATACAGATATATGTTTACGCAGCACGTTCACCACAAAGTAACGAATGACTTTATAGGTGTAACATTGGAAAGTTTACGCAGCCCATCAGAAGCAGATTCGTGGCATCATAAAAGTGGCTATCAATCATCAAACAATAAAGCAATAGAAAGCTTTATTTTTCATAAGCAACACGGACAGGTTGCCAGAATTACACATTTGTTTTAAACATTCCATTGTTAATAAAGTTTTTAGTGTGTTTTGTAATTTGTATTATAATTATAATTACATTAGCATTATCAATTTAAAAAACTAATAATTATGAACAGAGAAATATCTTACACAACAAGAACATTTTACGTAAAAGCAGATAAAATTGATACGCTGCTTGAATTTCAAGAGAAATGTAGAAACAACGGGCGCAGATCATACAGCGAGGTTTTATTGGAATTAATGGAAAACTATAATAAAACTAATTGATATGATAACCTATCCTAACAACGATTATACTGAACATTGGTATAGATTAGATACGCATCAATACTTGCACGACAGGATGTTGAATTTAGTAATACAAGCAAACTGGAACAAGCGAGTAATATGTGGCTTTTATTTATCGCCAAATGATTTAGAAATACACAAAAATAGATTCTCACAATACTTAACAAGTTTGGATGGCATAGCTGAACAAATGAAATTAGTTGACATTCATTACGATGAAAAGAGAATCAACAAAATAAAAACTATATTAACTAAAATTATGAATTATGAAAATTAAAGAACTTGCACAAAAATACAATCTTGGAAAAGATGATTTCTGGGAGTTAAAAAGAGGCGCACGCTCAATGTGGATTATTACACACGATGCTTGTGAAAAGATAGCAGCCAAAGAAAACATACAATTTGGTGCGCCTACAGTATTTAGAGAAAACAACCAAGATGTTGCAATGGTAGGAGATGCAAAACGTGGTAATAAAATAATGTGGAGTACAGGTGAAGCATCACCAAACAATTGTAAAGCACCCTATCCATTTGCAATGGCAGAAAAACGTTTAAAAGATCGTTTAACACTTAAATTAATATCCGCATACGAATATGGCATCTATTCAGATGTTGAAGCAGATTCATTTAAAAAAGATTGATATGAAACTAATTAAAAAAATAACAAACGATTTACAAAAGCTACAAGAATTAATTGATGAGCAGAAACAAATTGATGAACAATTTAAGGAAGCCGTAAGAAAGTTTGATAAAGAAAAAAAATAAACTAAACTATATATTATGAAAAAAGATCATTTAAGTTACAGCGCATTATGCCAGTTTAAAAAATCTCCTAACCATTTACTTGCGTATTGGAACAAGGAAACTAAAACAACTGATGCAATGCACTTTGGACAGATAATACACAAGATGTTATTACAGCCAGAATCCTTTAAAGATGATTTTGCTGTGTTTGAAGGCGCAAGGCGTGCAGGTAAAGCGTGGCAAGAGTTTAAAGCGGATCAAGATAATAAAACTATTATTAAACAGCAGGAGTTAGATGAAGCAAACAGAATCATAAACAATTCAATGCAGCACGAAGCATTTGCAGAAATGTTAAAAAATGCAACAGCTAAAGAACAAAAGTTAAATTGGAATTATAAAGATGTTGATTTCATTGGCTATGCTGATCTAATTACGGAGTTTAACGGCAAGCAATGCGTTGTGGATATAAAAACTACTAACGATGCAGGCAGCAGGTTCTACAGGGATTTATATTACAACGATTATAAAATGCAACTTGCGATGTACACAGAGCAATTTGGTAAAGAGTATGATGCTTATATAGTAGCAATTGAAACAAGCACACCATTTAACGTACAAGTTTATAAATTAGATGAAAGTTTACTATTCAAAGGATGGATGGATTACGATCACTATGTAGATAAATACAATCAATGGGATGGTAAGCCGCAGGGATATAGTAACGCAGTAATTGAGGTTGCTACTGATATAGAAGAAATTATTAATAAATGAGTAAGCATAAAGAAATAGAAGAATTAGCAAAAAAAATTATGCGTGGTGAACACGATGTTAAACCACAAACGCACGGTACACATTTTCAACGGTGGTGCTATGCATACGAAATAGCAAAACAATTAATAACCAAGAAAAACAAATAAAATTATGAAAAAAATTGTTGAATTTTATATAACTACTAAAAGAGAATTAAAGTTTCAATTAGAATTTACAGATTTTCAATATAATGATTGGTTAGAAAATCAATTAGATTCAGATATTGAACAACTTATAATGAATTATTATGATGAAAATTCAGAAGAAATTGAAATGAATTTTAAACACAAATTAATAAATTAACAAATAAAAACAAACAACAATGAATAAAAAAGAAGAAACAATATACTGCGGAAGCGGTAAAGTAATGAATGAAAAATGGTTGAAAGTAACTATTAATCCAACTAAAATTGTGGATTACATTCAGGAGTTTAATGGAAACAAATTTATTAAATTAAATGTTAACATTAAGCCAGAAGCAGATCAATATGGTAAAGATGTTAGTATTAGCGTTGATACTTGGAAGCCAGAAGAAAAACAGGCAAAAGTAGAATCATCAAACGATTTACCCTTTTAAATTTAAAAAGATAATTGATGCGCTACAAAGACGAGGATTGGAATTTGATTTTACCTGCTATACAAGAATTATTGATTGAGGGCTATACATTGCCACAGATCGCAAAAAAATTAGATATAACGTATAACAAGATAATTCACTATTACAAGCCAATAAAGAAAAACTTCAAGTACATTGATTACCAACAAAAAGATAGAAAGGTGGAGGCAGTAAATGCTTCTGCCTTTTCTTTTAATAAAGTTTATACTTGGGAATCATTAAGCGATGAAGATATAAAAGGATATAAATATTACGAATCAAAACACAAAGCATATTATGAATAAAGAAATAGCAAAAGAATTAAATAAATTTGCACAAAAAATAGCAGAACTATATTCAAAAAAAGATAGGGAAGGTAATTATAATAATGAAGATTTTAAACTAAAAGAAGCAATACCAACTTCTGATCATACTGCTACTGTTATAATGGAAAAAAATACTGGTAAATTAGCTGCTTATTTTTTTTATTATATTAAAAGCGGGAAAAGTAAAGGTTGGAAATATTTTATACCAACAGATTCTCATATTACAGGTATGAGAGCTTTTGAATATTATAAACTACAATGCGAAAGAATAAACTATAAAGAAAATTTTGATAACTAATCAACTATGAAAGAACTACCTTATTTTAAATTTTATCCTAACCAATGGATTACAGGATCAATTATCTTTATGGATTTAGATGTGCAAGGCGCGTTTATGAAGATCTGCTGCTACTACTGGAGCAAAGAATGCAACGTATCCAGAGATCAAGTTAAAACATTAGTACCGCACCAATGGGGCAAACTACTTGATAGTGAGCTACTTAAGATTGAAGAAGATAACATTAGAATTAAATGGCTTGATGAACAATACAAAGAAAGGTTAAAAGAACATAAACGAAATGTAAGCAACGGAAAGAAGGGGGGCTTAAGCAGGGCTAAAGCATTAAGAAAAGATAAGATAAGAAAAGATAAATATGCAAATGATAATTTACTTAAAGTAAATAAAGATATAAACACATATAAAAGATTTGCTCATTTATCTATGAGTTTAGATGAGTTTAAAAAATTAGAAGAAAATTACACTAAAGATCAAATTGATTCTGTATGTGATGCAATTCAAAACTTTAAAAAAAATACAAATTATAAAAGTTTATATTTAACTGCTAAGAATTGGCTAAAGAAAGAACAAACAAAAAAAGAATTAGAAACAAGTAAAGGATTTAAATCACCGTGGGATTAAAAGGATATAAAGTAACAGAAGCTAAAGATATAATTAGCAAGATATATAAACACAGGGATAACTTTAATCAAAAGGGTAAGTACTTAGGTTGGAAAAGTTTAGATGAGTTTTATAGTATGCAATTAGGAAACTGCACCGACTGGACAGGTTTTCCTATGAGTGGTAAAACACAGGTTTTAATGGAGTGCTTACTAAACACAAGTAAGTTCTATAGCTGGAAGCATCTTGTTTATTTTCCTGATGTTGGTAGTAATGTAGAAATAGTTGCTGATTTAATACATAAACTAACAGGTAAAAGTTTTAATCCATTAGAAAAAAATGTAATTAAAGATATTGAAATTACAAATAGTTTAGATTGGATATTTGAACACTTTAAAATATTAACTAAAGAAGATGTTAAAGCAAAGATGACACCGTTTGAATTTTATGATTATGCCGTTGAACTAAAACAAAAACACGGATTACAAACAGCAAGTATTGATAGCTGGAAAGATTTAAGCCATCCATATAATTTATACGGTGGTTACGCACAATATTTAGAAGTGGTGTTGCCATATAGAAACCAAATAGCAGAAGATAATGATTTACACTTACATACAATCATACATCCTAAGCTAACTGAAAAAGTAAACGGTAAAAGAAGTGTGCCATCTCCTTACGATTTAAAAGGTGGTTCTGAATGGTTTAATAGTGGTAAATGTATGATAACAGTACATCGTGAAGATTTAACTCATAATTTAGCAATGATTAACTTTAACAAGATTAAACCACGTTCAGTTGGTAACATAGGGCGGCTTTTATTATGGTTTGATAAAGAAAAGTTTTTATATTACGAACAGGATAATCCAGCACCAAATATTTACAATAAGGTGTACGCACAAGAAAAACAAAAAGAATGAAGATATTAAATTTATACGCTTGTTTAGGCGGTAACCGTTACAAATGGGATGAGGTTACAGATGTAGAAGTAACTGCTGTTGAGTTAGACCCTGAATGTGCAAGATTGTATCAAGAAAGGTTTCCTAATGATAAAGTAATTGTAGCAGATGCTCACCAATATTTATTAGACCATTATAAAGAGTTTGATTTTATTTGGAGTAGCCCACCTTGCCCAACACATAGTAAAATTAGACATAGCCAAAGAAACAGAAAAAACATAAGACCAGTTTATCCATCTATGAGCCTTTACGAAGAAATTATATTTTTAGATAACTATTTTAATGGTAAATATGTAGTTGAGAATGTAATACCTTACTACGTTCCGTTAATACCTGCAAAGAAAAGAGGCAGGCATTTATATTGGACAAACTTTGTACTTCCTGGTAATTTGGGAGAGAGAAAAATAGACTCTAAAAAATTTATAACAGGTAGTACTTCATACCTTTCTAAGTTTCATGATTACGATTTCACAAAGTACAAAGGAAAACAAAGGCGTGACAAAATATGTAGAAACTTAGTAGACTATGAAGCTGGCAAAACGATATTAGAAATAGCTGTAGGAATAGTAAGAAAACAAAACGTAAAACAAACAGAATTATTTTAAAAAATAAAGAATGAAATACAAATACGAAAACATAGATAGGTTTATGGAATATAAATCTTGGACTGATAAACAAAAGATAGATCAACTGCTTCATATAGATTGCAACCTGTATGCAAATCTTGGAACAGATTCAACAAAAGATGAAAAGGATGAGGTAAAAAGAAAAAGTTTAATTATATACAGATTAATAAAAACATTAGATAGGAAACTTGGAGATGAATTTCTGTATTCAATGGATATGAAACGATGAATGATTTAGATTATACAATAGCAAAAAACCGTTTAGAGATATTGTTATTAAAAGCACAGGAAAGTTTAAAGGAAGGCAGAGTAACACAAAGCAAGATGGAGGCAATAGAAACGCTGCAATCAACTTTAAAAGCTATGATTGATTTGCGCTTAACAATAGATGAATTAAACAAAAAGAATACACTAATCACCTTACAGAACGTCAAAGCATATAAAGAAACTGCTGAACTTAAGAAAAAATTTAGTAATTTTAAACAATGAACGCTATATATTACACAATGCTGATTGCAATACTACTTGCATTTTTCGCAGGTGTGTTTACTGTTCTATTGTATCAACAAATATTTGAAAAATGAAACAAGCAATTTTGAAAACATTAGCTGCAATACTTGGATTAATACTTACACCAGTATGGCTGCCAATTACATTAACATTTTATTTAGTTGACAAATGGCGAAAAAAAGGACAATGAACGAATTACGACAAACAAAGGATACTGTTTATGAACATCCATATTATCCAGTAGAAAACGGCTTAAATTACTTGTGTGCTATATATCCAAACGATGCAGATCTTGGAGCAGCCATAAGATTACACTTTGATAAATATAAATAATGTTAAACGCTAACCAAAAAGGAAAACGCTTTGAACTACGCATTGCAAAAGATCTTGCAAAACGTTTTAAAACAGATATAAAGAGGACACCAAATTCAGGTGGGCTCAGCTTCAAAGGGGACATTTTAACAACAAGTGGAATACTATCTGAATACAGCTGGGAATGTAAGAACCAAGAGAAATTAAACATTTGGAAAGCATTGCACCAAAGCGAAGGCGATGCAAGAGGCACGTTAAAAACGCCTGTAGTAGTTTTTACA